CCCGACTATGTCGATGCCGTATAAACGAGTAAAATTGATTGCTTTTGTTGCGAGCGCTGCAGGCGCCGCAGCATTTGTTTATGCGAAGAGATCTGTATTGCGTGATTACGCATCAGAGCTGTGTGAGGGCTTAGCTGATGAGCCGGCGATTGTGTCGGACATTGCGCGTGACGCCTTCACACAAACCAATGTGGACCCGGTTGTTGGTACTCCGGGCCACACGCACGCTAGTGCCGCTAGCTTGAGAACCACCGCCACGCGGTTTGTGCAAAATGTTGCTCAATACTGTGGGGCCGAAGTCTTCGTTGTTGGGATGTCTAAGACAGACCAGCGCAAAGGCCTCAAAGGGTCTCGCCGGTGGTACTGGGCTAAGGACGTTAATGCGGATAATCGCAATGACAGGCCTGGTGACCGAGACATCCGCTATTTGTGTGATGTCGACTATTACGTTGATATGCCAGCGTTGTTGGTCCAGGAAGCCAAGCCCGTCCTCCTATACACCGTGGTGCCAGAAGAAGCGACCTCATCGGGCGACGACGATACTTCCTTCAGGTTTGAAGAAGATGGAACGTTGACGACCCTTGTCGCTGGTTAGGCAAATATCGCCATCCACTTTGGGACTACGCCTCGGATTCGTTTCTGGTTCATGAAACTTTCCTGGGCGTTCCAACCAAGGCGGTGGCGTATGCCGTCGAGCGGAAACAAATTGGCAAGCACCGACAGGTAATCATCCTCGCACCCATTAGGGAGTTTAAGGGGTTGGCTGCCGTGCTCGCCACTTACTTGCTCGAAACCAAGGAGTTAAGGCGGTTCGACCCCATAAAGGTCGGACCGACTGGGGAGAAATTTGTGAGGTTCAACACTATGTCACCTTCTGGGGAACTGCTGGTTACGACCGCGCGGCCTGGCACTTCGTTGTCAGCGACCGTGACGCAGGCCCAGGATGACGCAGTGGCGACAGCAAACCGCTTGGGCACAACATCATTGATGCTGCCCACAACCGCGAGTTGGGTCAAGGACAGACACGAAGCTGTCATCCTTACTGACTACCACCGCAGCTGTGGTGGTCCAACCAAACACGTGGTCTATCCTGTTGAGCAAGGGGTGAGAGCCTATCAATACAAACCTCAAGAGTTTGATTGTGAAGCTAAACCCAAGCTCCAGGCGTTCATGAGCCCTTTAGTCCATGGAGCGTTCGCTCCGATTTCCAACAAAGCAGGTGAAGAAGCATGCGTCGAAGGACGCATCAACTCCCTGCGGAAACCGGAACCCAAGCCGAACAATTTCCGGGACCGATGCATTGATGAGTTTGCGAATCTCATCATGCGGGATGTGCACCTTGAGCCTGTCTGCTTCGAAGTGGTAAATGCGAAGCAGACCAGCGCTGCCCAGCAGCTGTCTTTAAGGAAAGCAGTGCTCACGGGACAGTTCCGCCGTTATGTCTTGAAATGTTTCATCAAGGCCGAAGCCTACGCCGACGTTAAAGATCCGCGTAATATCTCGACCTATAATGACGCTGACAAGTTAGACATGGCGACGTATGCCCTAGCACTTGCTGCCCATATGAAGCAGTTCGCTTGGTACGGACCTGGCAAGAAACCGCGAGAGATAGCCGAACGTGTGGCGGAGATATGCATGACTTCAGAATATGTAAATATTTCAGACTACCATCGCATGGACGGCACCATATCTTACACTTTACGCCGGGTCGATCGAGTGGTTAGTATGAAGGCCTTTGCTAACCATGGCGCTGCATTGAATGAATTACTCAAAACGAACGTTGATAACAAGGGATATTTGCCCCATGGAACAACATTCGATCAAGGACCTTCGCACGGATCAGGCTGCTCAGCCACGAGCCTGTTCCAAACCCTCCGAGCGGCGTTTAACGCCTACCTTGCGTTTAGACATACCTACAAGGAAGGAGGTCGTACCTATAGTCCAGACGAGGCGTTCGCCTCGTTGGGAATCCATCTCGGTGACGATGGTCTCGATGGTAACTTACCCGTCGAGTCCCACCAGTGGGCTTCGAGAGCCACAGGCCTTATTCTCGAGGCCCACACTGTCAGCCGAGGGGATAGAGGAGTCAATTTCTTGGCACGCTACTATTCAACATCTGTCTGGAATGGATTACCTGACAGTATGTGTGATGTCAAGAGACAGCTCTCGAAATTCCATACTACGGTTCGCCTCCCTTCTAGTATTACGCCTGAACAGAAGTTTGTCGAGAAGGCCACATCCTATGTGGCGACCGACGGAGATACACCCGTCATCGGCAAGCTTTGCAAGAAACTGCTTCTGTTGTC